CGGCCGACGCAACTCTTGCAGCAACTCAGAACACCAGCTTCCGTCAGCTGATCGAAGGATTCAACGCTGCCGACCTTTCCTTCGGCACAGCAGGAGCCCGCACTTTCACCGTGTCGTTTTGGGTAAAGTCCAGCCTTACCGGTACGTTTGCAGGCTCAATACAAAACAGCGATAGCACGCGATCGTACCCGTTCTCATATTCCATAGCAGCTGCCAACACCTGGGAATACAAAACCATCACGGTGCCTGGGGACACGGCTGGCGCTTGGCTAACCAATGCCGGTATTGGCTTGGCCTTGTTCTTCAACATGGGCACGGGCTCTACGTTCTCTGGCACTGCAGGCGCGTGGGTCGCCTCAAACATTATTTCAGTCACAGGTTCCGTGAACCTGATCAACACTCTCAACGCCACCTGGCAAATTACAGGTGTTCAACTAGAGGCCGGAACCGTCGCTACCCCGTTTGCGTTTCGCAGCCACGGGGAGGAGTTGGCGTTGTGCCAGAGGTATTACTACAAGACGGACAAAGGCTTTTCCCTGCAGAGCTATGGCGCATCTGCCGGAGAGAACACTTACGCCCATTTCAGTCACCCCGTTCCGATGAGAGCTGCTCCAACAGCATCTGCGACGTTTATTGGAGGTGTCAACAATCAAAGTCAAACAGTAACTCCATCGGCTCAATCTTTCACAATTCAACTGGTCTCCAACGGTGGCGCCAGTTACGCTATCACTTATTCCATTGGTAACACATTCACCGCCGAGCTGTAACCAATGACCTACCAACTCACCACCGGCGACACCATCCTCCGCCTCGCGGACAACGCCTTCATCCCACCCGATCCCGCCAACACCGACTACGCCGCCTATCTGGCGTGGCTGGAGGAAGGCAACACCCCCGATCCCGCCCCCGAGCCTGTGCCTCCGCCGGTGCTCACGCCGGCCGAGAAGCTCGCAGCCTCCGGCATGACCGTGGCTGAGCTGAAGGAACTGCTGGGACTCGACTGATGGCAGTACGCGCCAAGGCCGGCACCGGTCGGATCGACCACCAGCCCGGACCGCCGAAGCTCACCTCACAGGGACAAGGCCAACATTCGCGGCCACGGCGTAGAGGCCGCAAGAAACTCCGGGGACAGGGCCGCGGGTAACGGCTTGCAACCATCGCAGTGATCGGCAACGGTCCCGATCGTTACGATGGATCCAAGCCAGGGCGCCCCGATGGCGGACGAACCCAAATCAGTCGGCGGTCTGTTCGCTGCTTCCCTCCCTGCCGCGCTGGCCGCCGGCATGGTCGCTATCGGGGCGCTCCTCATTTCGATGCAGGTTCAGTCCGCACGGATCGAGGCCACACTGGTGCAGATGGCCAAGTCCGTCGATGAGCTGAAGACAGACGCGCGCTCGCAGCTGGCGGAGCTAGATCAACGCGTGCGTGCCCTTGAAATGCGCCCCTAACCTTGGAGCACTGCAATGAACGCTATGAGCCCTGAAACCATTGCCGCAATCGCCATCATCATCGCTGCAGGTTCTGAGCTGATCGCTATCAGCCCGCTGAAGTCCAACAGCTGGATCCAGCTGCTGCTGACTGCCGCGCGGATGGCGTTCCCAAAAAAGCCCGCCGGTCGCTGAACAATGGCCAACGCAGCCCCAATCTCGCTAGAGCAGCTCTTCAGGTTCTACAAGGGGTTGCCACATCAGGCAGCAGCGATCGGCCAGCTGGAGCAGGATCTGGCCGTGAACGGCTACCAGGCAGCGATGCGCAGGGACCGGGCGTGGTTCAACACCTGGAGCCAGGACGGCAAGCAGGCCGACCTCGCAGCAGCCCTGGCGTTGATCAAGTCGTTCGAGGGTTGTCACCTCGACGCCTACCCAGATCCGCTGAGCGGCGGCGCACCGTGGACGATCGGCTACGGGACGACCCGCTACAGCGACGGGCGCGCCGTCAGCAAAGGCGACAGGATCAACGCGGTCGAGGCTGACATGCTGCTGCGGCTGGAGGTGGACAAGATCGCTGCCAAGCTCCGCAGCGCCGTTCCCTTCTGGATCGAGATGACAGACGCGCAGAAGTGCGCGCTGATCTCCTTCGCCTACAACCTCGGCGCTGGGTTCTATGGCGCCAAAGGATTTGAGACCATCAGCAAGCGGCTGCGTGAAAAGGACTGGCCGGGCGTGCCCGATGCCCTGCTGCTGTACCGCAACCCCGGTACCAACGTAGAGGCCGGCCTCAAGCGGCGCCGCATCGCAGAGGGCGACCTATGGGGGCGTGACAAGCAGACCACCGGGCCGATCTCAGCGATGTTCACGCCTGAGAGCCCGTTCAGCCACAAGCTCACCCCGCACATCAGTTACGGCGAGTTCGCGCTCGGCCAAGAGGCGCGGCGCTTCGATCACCAGCACCAGTGCGACACCGCAATGCGGATTGCGCAGTTCCTCGAGAAGACGCGCGCGCAGTTCGGCGGCCGTCCGATCGTGATCACCTCGGGCTATCGGCCAGCAGCGATCAACCGGCAGGTTGGTGGCGCCAGCGGTAGTGAGCACCTCTACGACGCACCTGGCGTTGGTGCAGTGGACTTCTACATCGACGGCGCGGACATCAACGCCGTGCAGGCATGGTGCGACAAGAACTGGCCGTACTCGCTCGGCTACGGCGCACCTAAAGGTTTCGTGCATTGCGGCATCCGCAAGGGCAGCCCTAGGGTCCGGTGGGACTACTGAGTAACCTGTGCCCCTTCCTGACTACGACATCCACGAGCTTTGCAAGCGCCACGCGATGGTGGTGCCGTTCGATCCTGATCTGGTCAACCCGGCCAGCATCGATGTGCTGCTGGGCGATCGGATCATGATCGAGGTGGCGGAGAGCCGCGACCTGCAGATCCACGGCATCGCCGGTCACACCGCAGAGGATCCGTACTGGCTGCAGCCGGGTGAGTTCTGCCTCGCCGAGACGCGCGAGATCTTCAACCTGCCGGACTGCATCGCCGCGCAGTTCGTGCTCAAGTCCAGCCGCGCACGCGAGGGCCTGGAGCACCTGCTGGCCGGCTGGTGCGATCCAGGCTGGCATGGCAGCCGCTTGACGCTGGAGCTGAGCAACGCGCGCAAGATGCACCCGGTTGCGATCTGGCCCGGCATGAAGATCGGCCAGATGGTGTTCCACAAGATGGAAGGCATCCCCGGCCGCAGCTATGCGGTCACCGGCCGCTACAACGGCGACCTGGCGGTGACAGCCAGCAAGGGTTAGCCCGTTATCTGGTGGCGAAGCGGCGCCATGCGTTGGCGGTGGATCCTGCCGGGCGCCTCAGCCGGATTATCCAGCGGGATGAGGGTGTAGTCATCGCAGCCGTGAGTTTCGGCAAAGTGCTGCGCGCCGCGGTGGGTGGCGAACGGCCCGACGTGCCACGGGCCGATGCGGAGGATGTACTGCATGGTGATGAGGTTAGGGGCGCCGGAGCGCCCCGGTAGGGGTCAGACCAGCGCCTCGGCTAACTGGCGGAGGCGGCCGAGATTGATTGCCTTGCCATCCACTCGGTAGCAGCAGGTGGGGCAAGTGCCGCGGGGTGCTTTCTGCTGGTAGGCGGAGTGGCCGTTGGCCTGGAGGATCTTGAGGGCTTCAGCGGCGGAGATGCGGGTCATCGGAGTGGTTGGCTGTCGATGTGTGAACTATACACCGCCCACGGGGTACCCTCCCCCTCGGCGCCGACCCGTTCACAATCCGTCACAGTGCCTGTCACTGTTCCTGTCGCTACCGTGTGCCAAGCGGCGGCCAGCCCATGCGGGCGTTCTTTCTAGAAATCACCGCCAAGCTCATCGTCCGATCCGACACCGACCCCGACGACCTGCCAGCTGAGATCTACTCACGCATGGCCGAGTTCATCCCGTCCGATGACGACATCATCGACATCGAGGTGAACGCTGTCCCCTTGCCGCCGGACCTCTGTGGATCAGCACCACATTGATGAGACGCGCCTCGTCACCCGGCGATCGGCGCGTGACCAGATCCACCTCGCGTGGAACTACCGCTGCGCCTATTGCGGCGATCCGCTCGGCCGCAGCCCGACCCTCGATCATGTAGTGCCCAAGGTTCACGGCGGGCTCACCGTGCGCGAGAACCTGGTAAGCTGCTGCCTGATGTGCAACAGCCAGAAGGGCCACAAGGATTGGATCGACTGGTATCGCGCCCAGCACTTCTGGACACCACTCGGCGAGTGGGCGATCGCGCGCTGGGTTGCAGGGGAGAGCTAAGCTTTCGGTTCAGTCGTTTCCAAACGTCTGGGCGTCCGTAGCCGGCCGGCTGCGGTGAGGCTGACACCGCGTGAGGACCAGCCACCGGCCGCCCCAATTCAGGGCAGGATCCTGCTGCACACCCACAGCGCGATCCAGCAGGTCGCCCAATACTCCACGATCAGGATCAGCACGTCGCGGAGCATCAGCGGCCGAGCAGGTGGTCAAGGTAAAGCTCGGCCTGCCATAGGTCGGAGCTGTACCGGCAGGTGCCACCGACGCAGCTGCGGTAGTACAGCTCGCCGCCACCATCAGGCTCGAGCGTCTCGATCCATCCGCCGTCACGATCAGTGCGGCTGATCACCTTCGGCTGGCTCATAGATCTCGCATCTGACAGCAAAGCGGCCACCGCTCTGCTTTGATTCTGGCAACCCCATCTCGCACCGGCTTCGGCTCGTGTCCCAGTGCAGACAGTCCCAGCACATCCGCTGGCCGCCAGCTGGCCGCATGGTCAGCATTGCCGCCTCATAGATCTTCTGCGCCCGCAGAAATGCTTCCGACAGATGCACGGTGCCGGTGTCAGCTTCCAGCTGGTGCTCCGGCTTCGGTCCAAGGATCACCCGCGCGTGCCAGTTGCGATCGGAGCGGCTGCACACCAGCAGCAGGCGGCCGGCGTGCAGTCTGATCATTCCTCCTCCCCGTGCGCTGGCAGGTGGTAAAGCCGCTCTAGCTGCATTGACGCAGGCTCGGGCTCACCGCCGGTGACGTGCGCCGCCACCAGATCAGCTGGGTTGGCTGCCGTGAACACAGTCGGCCAGTGCAGCTCTTTCACCACCACCAAGCTGGTGCGCGGGCTGCGCACCAAGATCCACAGCGCCAAGCGCTCGATCAGGCTCAGGCCGGGGAGGTAGCGCATCATGCCTCCAGTTTGCCGAGTAGGCGGTTCAGATACCACCTCGCCTTGGCAGCGTTCACGGCAGGATCGCCCTTGTCCCACATCCTGAGGATGTAGCGCAGGACGTGCCCTTGGCAGTTGCCGAGCACCGGATCAGGTGCGCGTGCGATGGCGGCCTCAATCACGTCGATCGCTTCGGTCGGGCCGTAGCGGTAGTGGTCCGGGTTGATCTGGTCGCTCATGCCGCCACCTGCTGCTCTGCGTTCTTCCAGCGTTTGCGGTTCACGATGTCGCAAACGTGCGCCACAGAGATGCCATAGGTGATCGAGATCTCCAACATGGTCTGGCCGCTGGTGTGCAGCTGCCGGATCTCGATGGCGTTCTGCGGCGTCAGCACCGCAGTGCCGGGGATGTGACCAGCCTTGAAGGTGCTCATGCCCACTTCTCCCCCAGTAGCTGGGCACGGCAGACCTGGATGGCCTGCTGCGCGTTCTTCTGCGTCATCACCGACTCCGTGGCATCCATGGCGCGCACCACCTTCGCCAGCAGCTCGGGGTATTCCGTATCGCGGAAGTTGGCGGCCAGATCGCGGCAGAACTCATCCCAGAGCCCGGTATAGGTGGAGCGCAACGGGTGACCGTAAGGCAGCTGATCGCGACCGCTGCGCTCGTAGAGCGCGTCCATCATGTCGGCGCGTTGCTGATCGAGAAATGTGGCGCAAGTCATGTGTCGAGTAGTCGGCGGACATGTTTGAGTTCAGCGCACAGCAACTCGGTGCGTGGCACGGTGCGCAACTGGTCGATGCGGATGTCGATCAGCTGGCGGATGCGCTGGCGCTCCTCAGTCTGACCAGCGGTGAAGGCACTGGTGTCGCTGAGCAGCTGCTCGATGCGGTGGCGGATGTCGCTCATCGCATGAGGCGGTTGGTGAACGTCGGCTGATCTGCGTGCGAATGGCGCAGTTCATAAGCCTCTATGGCCAACCTGATTCGCTTCTGAACAATCTCGCCATGCGGTGTCTTCGGCATCCAGCTTTTTGCAAGCCGTAGCGCTACAGCCATCTCTTCGATGTATGTCATCACGCCACCTCCACGGTTGCACCAGGCCAGCGGGCTTCGGCATAGCGGATCGCGTGGCGCTTGGTTTCGGCGCGCGTGATCCACGTCATCGGCTGAGCGCCTACCGGATAAACGATCAGCCGAAACTCGCGGGTGCGCGCCTTCGGCCGCGGCCGGCTGATGCCGTCGCCGTGCTTGCTGGTGGGCTCCTCCTCGCGCCACTGCCACGGCAGCATGGCGCCAACAACTTCAGACATGGCAGTTCGGGTCAGTGACGGTTTCAGGGTTCAGCCATTCGATCTCAGACCACCAAGGCAGCCATGAATCGGCGGCGATCAGCTTGGCCTCGGTGAGGCTGTGAGCGGTGATGCACTCGACCACGTTGGCGGCCTTGATCGTGAAGTAAAAGCGGCGTTCAGTCATCGAGTTGCTCCAGTGCGCGGCGGATCAGTGCGTGCTCATCAGCAGTAAGAAGTGTGATGGGGTTTGGGTAGTCCGGCCCTGGTGCGTGCTTCAACGCTTCCAGCGCCTGCTCCTTCAAGCTCGGCGGCTTGGGGCGGCGGGCGGCAAGAAGTGCTTCAGGGTGGCACGGGTTCCATCCCTCTTGCTTAAACCACTCACAGCACGCCTCCAGCTCTTGATCAGCGCCCCATTGGGCGGCAAGCGTACAAAGTACGTTCGGATCAGGTGGGCACTTCCACGGCTCAGGTTTGGCAATCTCTATCCAGTCTTCAACCAGCTCCGGCGGTGGGGTGATGGGGTGTTGTTGTTGTGTCATGGGTGATCAAATAGTGGTTTCTGAAGTTGAACCCTTAAACGCCTTAAAGCAGTCCTTTTCCGTGATGCCAAGTGCATCGAAAAACTCGCGCAGTTTGAAACTGTGGCTTTCGAGCCCGACAAATGAGTCGTACCATCCACCAAAGTCAAGACGCTGAGCTGAAGGCGTCCAAGTGATGTCGATACCGCTGTGACGCCACTCGTCCGTGAGGTCAATTCTTTTGGGCATAAAAGTGGAAGCGGCTACTCGTTGTCGGGTAGTTACTCAAGTGCGCGGCGGACACAAACACCAGTAAGATTCGATGCGATAACAACTACCCCGCCGCCTTCGCGGCACTGCCGGCCCATATTCGCTTCTTGGAAAAGCTGATAGCCAATAAAACCTAAAATGAAAACCCAAATTGCAAACGACAAAAACTTGTCTGTGTTAGTCATCAAGTTGCTCCAGTGCTCGACGGATGGTGTTCTCGTGCGCTGCGTCAAGCCGATCTGATGCGTCATCAAGAACAGCTAGCGCCTGTTCCTTCAAGCTCGGCGGCTTGGGGCGGCGGGCGGCGCGGAGGTCGTCAACCACGTCAAACCCTTGCTGTATCAGCAGGCCGCAGCACGCCTCCAGCTCTTGGTCTGCGCCCCATTGGGCGGCTTGAGCGGCGATGTAAGCAAGGCGATTCGATCCCGTTGGTATGTTTTCAACGTGGGTAAAGCACTCCCATTCTTCTTCCCATTGCTGCATGAGTGAAAGCGGCGGGGTGATGGGATGCTCAGTCATGCCGCACCACCTGCTGCGTGCCGGAGTGGGTGGGCTGGTGGTGAGCGCCGGATTCGATGCCGATCATTGCGAACACGGCCGCGGCGATCAGACAGCAGATGGCGTTGTTGATGTGGTTAATCATGATGCAAGCGCCTGACGGACGCGGTGACGGGTGGTGTTGAGGCGGGTGGCGATCTGTCGCTGGCTAAGACCCGTGCGACGCAGGATGCGAACGCGGCGGCTTTCGGATGCGGTCAGCCAGTCGATCACTGCGACTACGAACAGCAGCGGCAGGATCAGCTTCCAGATCACCAGCAGGGTTGCGGTGAGCATGGTGGCAGTGGATGAAGGGGAGAGCCCCGGAGGGCTCACATCTCGTCCAGAAGGCGAGCGATTTCCCGGCGGCGCTCATTGACTGCCCACCACTCGTCGAACCGCATGGCCTCTGTCAGCGCATCAGCCTGATCGTTCAACTCAGACAGTTCGAGGAGCAGAGCTTCCATGTTCAGCGCAGCCTCTGGGCTGCCGAGTGGAGGACTGATCGCCTCCGGTCCCCTAAGTATGCACCGCCCGCGGGTCACCCTGCGAGCCCTTGTGACAGTTCTTCACACGGCGTTGCTGCCAACCGCCAACTCCACCGGGACACGCAGCACCGGCATGGACTTGCCCCGCCCACGCGACCAGCCGATCACCGCCACGCTCACAGGCAGTTCCACCGTGTACCAGACATGCCCGCAGCCCACGCACCGGCGCTGCCGCGTGATCTGATGCGATTCCTTGCCGTTCGTACACAGCGCTCTAATCTCATCACCACCGCAACGCGGGCACTCCATAGGTATCCTGAACTTGTACCCCGTCATCATGGCACAATGAACTTCGGGCAGTGGATGGCGGTGGAACTATCCACCGAGCAGCAGTTTGAGATCGAAAAACAAGCCCGCGCCTTGCTCGAAAGCAAAGACGCGGGCACACTGGCGGCTGCTCTCCTCAAACAGACCTGCTACCAGCAGCAGCTGCTGCAGCAGGCCGTCAACGAGATCGCTCGCCTTGAGTGCGAGCTGATGGGCTTCCCTAGAACAGATCGGCCTCGGTGATCTCGCTCACCACGCCATCGGTTGCAGTGGCCAGGCTCTGAGCGGCGCTCTGTGCGGTCACAGGCGGCACCCAGTCACGGGGCGGCTGCGCCACAGCGCTCACATAGTTAAGGCCGCTGCGCGCCTGTTTCTTCCAGCCGCTGATGGGCACCTGCACGCTGCCGTACTGATCCGGCGTCTGGCTCATCACAAACGCACAGAAGGCGTCCAGCTCCTCGACCTTCACGTTCAACATGCCGGAAAAGTCAACCTTGCTCTCGGGCTTGGTGCTTTTGAAGATGCTTAGGTTCAGTTTGAAAGTCATCGATCAATCGTGGGTAATGGTGTTGGCCTGTTCGTATTGCTCCACCTCGGCCAAGGGGTAGAGCACGAATCCAGGCGTGCGGAAGTAGGTCGGACCTTTGCCCGCCTTGCGCCATCGCATTAGCGTGTCAGGGTGCAACCCCCAGCGCTTTGCCAGTTGAGGCGCTGTCAGATACTCAGAAGAGCTCATCCTTATCAACCTCTTCTGTGACAACAACAGGCGTAGGAGCTGGCGCCGGTTGAGCAATGGCAGCATTCAGATCGGCCACGCTGGTTTCGGTCACCGTGACGGGCTCCACGTCGACCACTTCCTCTTGGCTTTGCATCCCGAGCAGCATGTCGCTGGCATACAAACGCCCCCAGAAAGCAGCGGCCCGGTAGCGGATCATTAGTTCCGGCATGGTCTGCCACTTGCTGCCGCTCTTGGTGGCCCAGCCCTCTTTGCGGGCCATGGCCATCGTGATGGTTGGCCCCTTCAGCTCTTGCTGGCTGGCCAGGTCGGTCGCGACGGCATAGCAGGCAAGGCTGTCGCCTTCTCCGCTGATCTCAAATCGCAGCGGGCTGAACCGGCCGCAGCCGTTCACCATCGCAATGATGAAGCTGCTTGACCAGCTGGGTCGGCCGTGAATCACGTGCAGATGTTGCATCGCCAGGAAGGGCGAGATGCCCATCCGGTTGGCAATCTCAAGCGCCACTAGGCAGTTGGCAAAGCCCTGCTGCCCTTGAAACTGAGGCGGAATCAGCGTGCTGCTGGCCAGCGCCTTGGCAATCCGTTGGGCGTCCTCAAATGCCTGGATGCCGCTGAACACTGAGCCGGTGGGCTGGGTGGTGGCTAGGGCTGATGATTTGGTCATTTCAGTGTTGATTGGTTGAAAAATTGATGCACTGAACAGCGATAATCCATTCGTTAAAGGCGTCAATTGAACCGCGAACTGTCACCTTTCTGACTTGATCACGAGTGATCGGGTGACGGCAATAGGACCATCCGTCATGCCAGTGATACCAAGGCGCTTTGCCGATGATGTCGATCCAAGTTCCATCTGACAAGACGAAGGAAGCGGCTCTAGGTGATTTGCCACCGCTATATTTAGCACCGGCGGGCAAGTCATGAGTTTGGCCAATTCCTTGATTCATCTCGGCCGCATTCCATTTTTTTACAAAGTCCTGCTGAATCAAACACAAAGCGTCAACGAGTGCGGGATCGGAGATATCAGTTTTTTTCATAATCAAAACTCCTGAATGGTTTCTGTGGTCTGTGTGCTGCCCGGCTGGCCCGTCATCCATGCCGGCAGGCTGATGGTCTCGATCTGATCGCTGTAGCTCGGCCAGCTATCAGCAGCGCGGCAGGTGGCCAGCTTGCCTAGATCAAACATGGCCTGTTCATAGCCGCGCTCGATCATTTCGGCATCTGCGGCGTACACAGCAACCGCGTAAGGCGCAGTGGATTCCACACAGATGAAGATGAACTGGTCGGGTCGCTTGCCGGTGGCAGCTTGGACCCCGTGCATGTACCAGCCGGCTTGCACGTGGTACCGGTAGTCGCCAATGCTGCGCCTGAAGCCACGCGGGCTGGCGTCGCGGGTGGTTTTGAGATCCACCATGATGCTGCCGTCATCCGTCAACCAGTCGGGGCGACACTTGCACTCCACCCCATAGGTGGCGTCCGTCCACATGTGCGTAGTTTCTGCCTTGCCTTGGAGGCCCAGCAGCATGGCCGCACCGGGATGGCGCATGATGCTGCGGCCCATCGCCATCACCGTTTCTGCCTCGTCGGCTGTAATCACGGTTTTGCGCTTGGCAGCAGCCTCAAAAGCTGCCCATTGCTCCTTGCCTTCCTTGGTGCGGCGGTTGATATCGCCAGGCGCCACAGCAATCTGATTGTCCCATTGGTCCAGCTCAAGCACATGGGTGTGCAGTGCCGTACCAAGACGCATGGCAGGCGTTGGCTCAGGCCAGACGCGGTTCGGATCTAGATAGCGAGCCCAGTAGTGCAGAGGGCTTTTGGCGATCTGATCAAGGCCGGACTTGCTGACCGCATAGTGTCGGTGGTAGTCGGCGTTTTGCATGATCTCCTGCGAGTTGCCACCAGATACTACCACTTGCGCCTAGATGCTGCTAGGTTCGGCTGGCCACGGCAAAGCCCATGCGCCACTACCTCGAACAATCCGTGTACGACGCCGCCATAGAGCGGCTGGATTTCATCTTTGCCCACTTCACCCGCGTCTACGTCTCCTTCTCTGGTGGCAAGGACAGCGGCGTTCTCCTGAATCTCGTTTGCGACTACATACGAGAGCGGCAGCTACCGGTCAAAGTCGGCGTCCAGATCATGGACAACGAAGCCAACTACAACCACAGCGAGGAGTTCATGCACCGCATCCTCGAAGTCAATCGGGACATCCTCGACATCTATTGGTGCTGCCTGCCTATCACGCTGCCCTGCACCGTCAGCTCCTACGAGATTGATTGGCAGTGCTGGGGTGAACAGGACCGGCACCGCTGGATCCGGCCCATGCCGCAGCAGGATTACATCGTGAACCTGCAGAACCACCCCTTTGGCGATCTGTTCATTGAAAACATGGACTACGCCACCTTTTGGGATATGTTCGCGGAGTGGTACAGCCAAGGTAAGCCCTGCGCCAACCTAATCGGCATTCGCACCGTTGAATCGCTCAACCGTTTCCGGGCCATCCTGAATCAGGACAAGGAAACCATGCTTGGCCGCATGTGGACCAAAAAAAACACGGCGCATACCTACAACTGCTATCCGATCTACGACTGGCGCACGGAGGACATCTGGACGGCTAACGCCAAGTTTGGATGGGATTACAACAAACTCTATGACGTGTTCTACATGGCTGGTATCCCCATCAAAAAGATGCGGGTTGCCTCGCCGTTTATGTCAGAGTCCAAATCCAGCCTCGCCATGTATCGGGTAATCGACCCGCAGATCTGGGCGAGGCTTTGCGCCAGGGTTGGTGGTGCCAACTTTATGGCCACCTATGGTAAGCAGCTTGATTACAAATCCTTCAGGCTGCCGCCCGGCCACACTTGGAAATCCTTTGTGAAGTTCCTGCTGGCCACATTGCCGGATCAATCGAGCGCAAATTTTAAGCAGCGCTTCATCCAATCAATCCGCTACTGGGGCAGGGTGGGGCGCGGTCTTCCTGAGGCCATCATTGAAGCTCTTGGCCGTATCGGCATCCGCTTCTACATCAATGGCACCACTCGCCACGGTGGCAACAACCTCCGCCGTGTCGTGATCAAGGTGCCACCTGATCATCTCGATGATCTCCCGTGCCACAACAGCATGGTCACATCGTGGAAGCGCTTCGCCATCACGGTTCTAAAGAACGACCACACCTGCAAATACTTGGGTTTGGCGCCAACGCAAGAGCAGCAGCGCCGCCAAAAGTCAATCCAACGCAAGTACAGCCAAGTCCTTAACCGCTCAGCCAAATGAAGATCCTCGACGCCGCCCAACTCCCCTCCGACCGCGTTGTGCAATGCCCACGCGGTGGTTTCACCAGCCATCGCTTGCTCACGGAAGACGACGGCATGGGATACAGCATGACAAAAACCATCGTGCATCCTGGCAAGCCGCACCGCTGGCACTATCAGCACCACCTTGAAACGTGCTACTGCGTCAGCGGCAAAGGTCTGCTGATCAACGAGGCAACCCAAGAGATCCACGCCATCGCGCCTGATGTGACCTATGTGCTCGACAAGCACGATGCTCACACGTTTGAAGCTCTGGAGCCCACCACGCTGATCTGTGTATTTAACCCACCCCTCAAAGGCGATGAACTCCATGACGCGAACGACTCTTACCCTTGGCGATCCCCGGTCTACTCTGTCCGCAGTATTCCTATCGAGAAAGTTACCGCCAACGATTACAACCCCAATTCTGTGGCGCCGCCTGAAATGGCACTACTCGAAACATCAATTTGGGAAGATGGCTACACACAGCCTGTCGTTGTCGTGCATGATGCCGAACGCGACCTATATGTGGTCGTTGACGGTTTCCACCGTTATCTAACCCTGAAGAACAGCCAGCGTATCCGCGAACGCGAAGGCGGCAGACTGCCGGTGGTTGTGCTGCGCAAGGAGCTACACGACCGGATGGCTTCCACCATCCGTCACAACCGCGCCCGTGGTTCGCACAACATCGAACTGATGAGCGTGATCGTTGCCGAGCTGATCGAAATGGGTAAAGGCGACGCATGGATCTGCAAGCACATCGGCATGAGCCCTGATGAGCTGTTGCGCCTTAAGCAAGTCACCGGGTTGGCGTCGCTGTTCCTTGGCAAAGATTTCAGCAAGGCATGGGACGTGGATCAGATCGACAACATCACGGAGGATCTCGAACGTGAAGCTCAAGAGGATCTGGTTGCCCATTGACGCCTGGGAGGAGATCCACTTCAACATGTGGGGCGATGTGCCAAATCGACGCATTGCCCTGTATCGCGCACAGATCTTCACCGGCAATCACCGGCTCTACGGGCGCTACATGCAGCGGGTCACCGTGGAATGGCCCAACAGCTGCATCAATGCACTAACCGACTACAACCTCAACCGCAAAGCATGGATCGGCCACGCTGCCTGCGCCCTTGCGTTGCGATGCCCTGAGGACATTACCCGCCAAGCATGGGGACTTCTGACTGATGAGCAACGGACATTGGCGAACCGACAAGCGGATCGAGCCATTCGCGCCTGGGAGATGCGCTACCGCGAGAGTCTCGGAATACGTGCAGACGTGGAAAGCCCGCTGTTATTCGCACGAGATCCCCGATGAAGTGCCAGTGAAGGTTGCAGCGTCAGGCCGGGCGCCATCGTGGCGTGCAGTAGCCGTGGCATTGCTGCAGAACGATCTGCACCTCTATCAACTCGGGTATGCACGACCTGCATACGACCAGCAACGCCGCGCTGTAACCATGGCTCAAATCGCCATGCATGGTGCTCCCGCAGATGGCACGCAGTTGGAGTTGCCGCTGTGAATCTGCGGGATTACCAGCAACAAGCAATCAGCGATCTGCGCTCCGCCATGCAGCAGGGCGCCAGAGCACCGCTGCTATGCCTGCCTACAGGTGGCGGCAAAACCGTGATCCTGGCCACCATCGCCGCACAAGCTGCAGCACGCGGGCGGCATGTGCTGATCCTTGTGCATCGCCGTGAGCTGATCCATCAGACCGCCAGCAAGCTGCAATGGGCTGGCCTCGATCACGGCATCATTGCCGCGGGCCATCCCGCATCCGATCACGCGGTGCAGATCGCATCGGTGCAAACGCTCGTGCGCCGGCTGTCGCGCATGGACTGGGCGCCAACGCTGGTGATCATCGATGAGGCCCACCACGCAGCAGCTGGCAGCTGGCGCCAGATCCTCGAGCACTGGCCTGATGCTTATCGGCTTGGCGTCACCGCCACGCCATGCCGGCTCGATGGCCGCGGCCTCAGCGAGGCATTTGATCATCTGGTGAAGGGCCCCAGCGTTGCTGATCTGGTGTTCTGGAAATTCCTATCCCCGGCCCGCATCTACGCGCCGCCAGTGGTGGCTGATCTGTCGGGGGTGAGGCGCCGCGCTGGTGACTACGCCAACGATCAGGCAGCAGCTGCTATGGATCGGCCAACAGTCACCGGCGATGCCATCGCGCACTATCAGCGCCTGGCCGCTGGACAGCAGGCCATCGCGTTCTGCTGCAATGTCACCCATGCCGTCTCAGTGTGCGACGCATTTAAGACGGCTGGGATCAGCGCAGCCCTGCTGTTGGGTGGGACTGGTGACCGCGATCAGGTGGTGGCTGATTTTGCCGCCGGCATCTTGCGCGTGCTCGTGACGGTGGACGTGGTCAGCGAGGGCTTCGATGTGCCAGCCGCCAGCTGCGCAATCCTGCTGCGTCCAACCCAATCACTCGGGCTTTACCTGCAGCAGGTAGGCCGCGTGCTGCGCCCGGCGCCCGGCAAGGATGCAGCCCTGATTCTTGATCACGTTGGCAATGTCACCCGCCATGGCTTTCCCGATGATCCGCGGCAGTGGTCGCTAGCTGAAGGCATCGTGCGCGGTGGCCGCGGCACACCAGCGCCATCAGTCCGCACATGCCCCGAGTGCTACGCAGCGTTTAAGCCAGCACCGATCTGCCCGGTGTGTGGTGCAACCTGTGCGCCCGAGATTCGACAGATACAACAAGTGGATGGAGAATTGATGGAACTTAGCAAACTGCCATATTTTAAAACTGGCGACAAGGTTGAAGCGTCAATCCGTGGCGAGTGGTCGCATGGCTGGACAGTCGATTCGTTTTACTTCGATGACATTTACGCACTCAAACATCAGTATCATCGGCCAGATCAGGATCCACTTCTGTTGCAAGCAAAATACATCAGGCATGATCGGCGGGTAAAGCGAAGCGACCAGGGCCAGGCCCGCACACTGCCCCAACTCCTCGCCCTAGCCAAGGAACGCGGTTACAGTCCCGGCTGGGCGTATCGGATCCATCAGGCACGTGGCCAACGCTGAGACGGATCTACAGCAACGCATCCGCCTCGCACTCGGCACCCGCTCCGATCTTCGCCTCTTCCGCAATCAAGTGGGCCAGCTGCCCGACCCACGCACCGGCCGGCCCGTGCAGTTCGGCCTTGCCCGAGGCTCCGCTGACCTGATCGGCTGGCGCACGATCACCGTCACCCCAGAGATGGTGGGCCAGCGCATCGCCGTGTTCACCTCTGTAGAAGTGAAAACTGAACGGGGCCATGTGCGGCCAGAGCAGCACGCATGGCAGCGCACTGTATCGGCCGCAGGTGGCATCGCAGGCATCGCCCGCTCAATCCAAGACGCAAACGATTTGGTGAGATAACTGGCAACCTGCCAACCTATCCGCCAAACTCTGTTGGCATCTCACCCTTCATGTGGTAGCCGATCTTCTCCAGCAGCTCTCTCAACTCCCCGATAACTGGGCACTGGTAGCTGTAGGCAACGACAAGCGCCCCTATCAGCCCGAGTGGCAGAAAAACCCCATCTCCCGCGTCGATCTCACCGCTGAGATCACCGCAGGCCGCGCCGTTGCAATCGGTGTGATCGCAGGCCCGCAATCCGGCGGGCTCCTCTTTGTCGATCACGATGGCCTTGGCGCCTCCGAAGTGCTCGAGCAGATCGGTGCCCCACTTCGTGACCTCCCAAAGTCCTGGGCCGTCACATCAGGCCGCGATGGCCGCGTGCAGATCATCTACCAAGTCCCGGAACCCTTTTGGGCCACCATCAAGACCACCAAGCTGCGCAGCAGCATCAAAGGCGAGCAGCTAGAGCTGCGCTGGGCTGGCTGCCAATCCGTTGTCGCCGGCGCTCACCCGATGACCGGCGCCTATCGCTGGCTCAAAGGCCGAGCACCTGGCGATCTCGCCATCGCAACGGCTCCATCGCTGCTACTGCAGCAGATGCAGCGTCACAAGCCTGCCCCAGCTCCTCTCCTGCAGCTTCCCGATACCGATATCCAACGCGCACGCGCCTACCTCGCATCAGTGCCAGCAGCAGATGCAGACGACTACGACGCATGGCTACGTGTCGGCATGGCATTGCACAGCGTCGACGACGCTCTCCTCGCTGATTGGATCCAATGGTCGGCCATCTCCGGCAAGTTTGAGCCAGGCGCCTGCGAAGCCAAATGGCGCACATTCTCAGCCGCAGCTGGTGGCGTCTCCCTTGGCACCCTTGCCCACCTAGCCGGCCATCAGAAAAGCCGCACGTCTCCAGCCGCGCGGCCATCCGTCCATGCACCAGATGGCGCATCAAACCCTACGCCAACCAATAGCGGCAAACTCCTCAAGCTCGAATCGAATGAGCTTCTCTTGCTCCTACGCCAGCAGATGGCCGACCGCCTTCGCTGGAACGTCTTCACCAAGACCATCGAGCTGGACCAAAAGCCCCTCGAGCACATCGAGCACTTTTACCTCGCGCTTTCACAGCAAGGCGTCAAGGTCACCAAAGATCTCGCCGCTGATGCCGTCCATGTCGTCGCACTTGAAAACCCATACGATCCCGTTCGCGAATACCTCGAGCACGTAGCCGATCACATCCGACCCATTCCTATCGATCATCTGGCAAGCGCCTACCTGCGCCCTAACGACCAACCCGGCAGCCTCTACGACGCCATGCTTAAGGCCACACTCGTGGCCGCTGTACGCCGCATCTTTGAGCCCGGCTGTAAACACGACTCAGCCTGCGTGCTCATGGGCCCCCAGGGTTGCGGTAAGTCCACCTTTTGGCGAAACCTTGGCGGCCTGTGGTTCAGCGATGCCTTACGCGACATCGGTTCCAAAGACGACCTTATGGTGCTGCACCGCTCATGGCTCATGGAGTGGGCCGAGCTGGATCACATCACCGGCCGTAAGCACGCTGGCCAGATCAAGGCATTCCTAACCCAGCAGACCGACCTATTCCGCGCCCCCTATCAGCGCACCACCGAGTCCTACCCGCGGCGCTCGATCATCGTGGGCTCCACCAACCGCGACACTGGCTTCCTAGTCGATGACACGGGTAACCGGCGCTTCTGGGTGATCCCCGTCACCGCTGCCCCGCACATCCCCGTCGATGGCCTGCTGCTGGAGCGTGATGCCATCTGGAGCGCAGCGGTGGCTGCCTATCGGGCAGGCGAGCCCAACCACCTCACCCGCGACCATGCCGATCAGGTGGACCAGGAGAACCAGACCTACCTCGTGGATAGCCCATGGCAATCGGCCATCGAGGAGTGGCTCAGCAACCATCGCAGGACCCTGCGACCCATCACCAGCGAGCTGCTGCTGACCGAGGCGATCGGCAAGCCGGTGGAGCGCCAGGGGCGTGCCGATCAGATGCAGGTCGCGTCCATCTTGCGAGGGCTGGGATACGAAAAGAAGCGCGCATGGTTGGAAGGTAGGAACAAATGGGTGTTTGTCCAACCTGCTGGATGAGGTTGGAAGGCCGAGAACCCCTGCCCTGCAGCCCTTTTACTAACTATACTAACCTACTAACCTTAGTAGTAATATATAAAAGGGGAGAGGGTGGCTGTAGTAAAAGGACCTATAGGGGCAACGTAGGCGAGGTCGGCAGGTTGACAGGTGCCGATCTCACCCGTTTTCCCTCGCCTCACCCACGGCTCGCGCCTACCCTTGGCACATGGCAACCCTCACCCTCGACATCCAGTCAGAGCTGCCCAAGGCCATCCGGTGGACCGACACCATGACCAAGCAGCTGCCGTTCGCCATCAGCCAGGCGCTGAACAAGGTGGGCTTTGACGCCAAGGATGCGCTCAAGGGCGCCTCACGCCAATACTTCGACAACCCCACCCCGTTTATCCAGAACGCATGGCGGGTGGACAAAAGCACCAAACGCAGCCTTGTGGTCACCCTGTTCCCTGAAGCCAAGCGTGAGCCCTACCTGCGCGCCAACATCACGGGCGGCAGACGTGGCACCAAGCCATTCGAGGCCAAGTTTCTGGGGCAGGCCAGCAGCGCCATCCCGAGCGACAGCAAGCTCATCCCTGCCGCGATCAAGCGCAACGCTGCGGGGAACGTCTCCCTGAGCGCCTTGAAGCGCATTCAGCAGCAGATCGGGGGACAAGGGCGCGGCGGCGTGTTTGTGGGCACCCCAGCGGGCACAGGGCGGCCTCCTGGCGTCTACCAGCGCATGGCACGAGGAAAGCTCAAGCCCCTGTTCGTTGCCGTGCCAGCCGCCACCTATCGCCCGATCTTCCCCATCATCGAGATCGGAACCAAGGTGGCTGAGCGTCGCTTCGGTAACTACCTCCGCACCAGCCTCGAGAAGGCGGTGGCATCGGCCAAGTGACAGCACATCACGCAAGCGTTATGCGCGCATAGGGGCGAGGTCTGAGATCCCCTGCGCCGCAACGGATCTCGCGGGTCCCTCCGGCCCAAAAGCTCGGGGGTGATCGCAGAC